ATTAGTATTGCAAAATCAGATTCATCAAGCGGACCTTTTCTTGCATTGCATTGCTTACATATTAATTGAAGATTGCCTATGTTAGAGTCTCCTTTTTTTGAAAGGGGTACAATATGGTCACATGCGATTGTATATATTGTTAACCTTTTGTCGCAGTACCTGCACCCCTTTCCGTAGGAGTTGAAAAACATTTGCCTTATTTCAGTATTCGTTATATCACATTTAACATTTGAATCTTCGCTTCTATGTATAAGGCTACTCTTCAAAGAAGACATCTTTCTTGATAGTTTTTTATATGCATTTTTCCAGTGTGTTTTATGTACTGGTTTTAGCACCTCTTCGAAATCAGATTTTGAGAGGGTTCTCACTTTGAAGTCTTTCCTCTTTTGGCATTGCTTGATATGCTGTATAACTTGTTAATTTATGAGTCAATTCCCTTAATCTATTTGCAGCAGCGCCATTCTTGCTGACTCTTTTAGTTCTAATCAAGTCTCTATAAAGTCCTATTGCCTCAAACAAAGACAGTCTTGTGGATTGTCTAATCCCTTTATGCTGTCTTAAATACCATTTGCTATAGTCTTCTTTCATGAGTAATGCTCCTCTGCTAGTTCTTTAATAGTTTCATCAATTTTCCTTTCTATTCTATGCACTCTCCATAAATGGCTTAATTGTAATGCTAACATCATAAGCATTGTAAATTCCCAATACGGAAAGTATTCAGCGCTAAAAAGGACTTCCCAATAATATCTCATTTTTTTCTCCTTTTTTGAGATAAATAGGGGCAGAGTTTCCCCGATTTTCGGACATCTACCTTGTATATCCATACGGAAAAGGCTAAATAGAAACCTTTTCGACTCTACCCCTATTATGTTTGCTAAGCCTGTGCTAGGCTATATTCAGCGTATTTATTCCCAGTATGGCTTTTAATACGATTTGTTGTAATATCGTGACCATCTGCTCTTAATAAGTTAATAACAGCAGCCAATCTAAAACAACCACATCTATTTAAAGCCATCATTGGATTAACCTTAACACCATTTTGAAGTAATTCAAGGATTACCTCTTTCTGGCTTCTGGCACTTCTAGGCATAAATTCCCCCTCTGACTTGTTAATGTTAAATCAATCCCTAAGCAATAGATTTTAAAACCAAATTTCATACCATAATTTCCCAAAAGTAATGTAACTTGAAACATTCTAAACAATGTCAAGATAAAACCCTTTGGATAATTACATAGTCTTAAATCTACTATTTTCTTTGGTTTAGTCATGAACGCCTTACTCTTTTTACCTTTGATATCATCATTCCGTCAATACTTTTTCCATCTGTTAGGTCTTTTCTGGCTTTCTTTTTATCTATAGACTCAACCATAGTAACTTTCTTATATTCATCAGGTACTGCATCTTCATCAGTTACGGCTACTGGTCCAAAAGTTTCGTACAACTTATATCTAGTCGTGTCTGTTTCATAAACCCCATCAGTCCCAACCTCCTCTACAATCATAGGTATCAGAGTTTGGTTAAAGTAATTCTTTAATGACTCACAGGCTTTTCTTCTGAACTTTAATCTATTGATTTCTTCACTTAAGGCTTCTATTTCAGCATCTATTACATGCTCTTTTCTACTTGTTTCGACCATAAAATAGTCGATACTATCAACCTTTGACTTAATCTGTCTTAATGTATCCATCTTCGCTTTATTGGCGTCTCCATCTAAAGGATTAAGTTGCAAACTAATATCATGGTCAATGTACTCGCCTAGTAGTTCACGAGTTGTTTTCTTTTCCATCATTCTCCTCTACTGCTTGTTCAATGATATGTTCAAGTTGTTTACGCATACTCCTCTTATTATCCTTAGCAAGTTTTTGAAGTTTAAACTTTACTTCAGAAGTTACATCTGTCTTTACAGTATGCTTAGCACCGAATGGAATTGGCATTTTTACCTCCTTGGTAATCTAAATGATGGTGTCCATTCGAGTTCTACATCGAACAGGTCCCCATCACTATTTTTAAATAAAGAGACAGTCTTTTCTGTGGAATCCTGTTTTCCATTTATGCCAATAACTTTTCGTGATGCATTTTCTATTGCACCCGAACCTTTACCTGCATAAATATCAAGTATTTGATTCCTTGAGTATTCTCTAGCAACTTGTGATATCTGCAATATAATAATATCAAGATTCACTGCCAGATTGGAAAGAAAATGAGATACATATCGTACTTGCTCATATTCTCCACGAATACCCTTAGGTGGCTCAACCAAATCTATGTAATCAACAACAACTAAACTTGGTTGTAGGTCTCTTATTGCTTTTTGAATCATATCTGGTGTTGGGCTAACTGTCTGTATGTTAAGATGTTCTAGATACTTATTATAGTTATCTCCAACATATTTATAGTTTGCCGTAACATCATCTTTGGTCATTCCACTAACAATCTGTTGATTCCGTCTATGCATATACCAACCACTTAATTCTAAAGATAAGTATAAGGTGGGTATTTGCCATTCTCTTCTTATTTCATCGTTAGCAAAATCATATCCTAGTGCGATATTTTGTGCTAAAGCTGTTTTATTAGCACCTGTAGGACCAAATATAGTGACTAATTCTCCCGGATATATATTACAATCTTTATCATCTAAACCAAACATTTGAGCAAGATTTATCATCTTACCTGTAAAGTCTGATTCTAATCTATTTTCTAGTTCTTTCTGTAAATCTCCAGAAGTTTTTATCTCTACTAAGTAGTCTTTATTTTTATAATAAACACACTTTGGATTACAAACTTTCATTAATAACTCATCATGACATCCATACTTATACCCGTAGTTATATGTTGATTCGACCTTATCAATAACTATCTGGGGATTAAGTTGATTATCATTCCAGTGTAATAATGATGCTTTTGTAGCATCTGATGGAATCCCATTTCTTCTGAAATGACTAGCAATTCTTAAAAGAGTGTGATTCCTACTCCCTCTAGAAGGTCCTCTATTATACAATGTTTGTATACAAGGCACTACATTAACAGGTTCATTTATTCTCTGCATACTGCGTACTTTAGGGACTTCTTTAACGATGTGTTTTTCTAATGATAGGTCACCCCATAATTCGTCTTGACCAAAGTCAAGTCTTCTTGATGAGGCTGCTTCCATTATTGAATGAACATCACTAAATAACTCTTCTTCTGTTAGAGGTATTTTATACAACTGTGATTTGATATTAAGCGTGTGAGGTAGTCTAATGATAGCCGTCCTTGTATAGACAGATGGGTCAGGGTCAAATTCTTTCATCATATTCACCATTGTGGCTTTAACTATAAAAGGTAAATCTGGACTTGGTTCAAATCCGAAATTCTCAGCACTTAAATCTATATGATAACCAGTACCACTATAATAAATAGCATAGTTACCTTTCTTTAGATGCAATTCCTTATTTAAAAATTCAAGTATAGATTGTGCTACCTTTAAAGTATATTCATCTGAATTACTCCCTCTATCTATATCAACAGGTATAGTTTCAATATATCTAGTGCCTAAGAAATTCTTAATAGTACCATTTGCTTTGATAAATGCTAAAGCCTCTTCATCATATTGGTACACACTAGAGTAAACTGCTTGCTCTTTTCCCTGTTCATATACGATATCCCATACATCTTGTAAAGGAACGAGAGCCCCTCTTTTGGAGGGACTCCCGATTGCCATTTCAACAAACATTAGAAATTGGGTACATTTCCTTCAGCTACACTACCATTTGGTTGTGCAGGTGTATTTGTTGTGCCCTCTTGCACCTCCTTGATAAGGTTCTTAGACTTCATAAAATTTATGTAGCCTTCGAGGTCCTTTCTACCCGCAGGAGTATTAGGGGCTACCCTAGGGAAAGCAACTGTATAACTCTTTGAAGGGTCTTTACGACCTGCTTCTTTATAGAGATACACAATATACTCATGTTTAGGGTCATGGGGATTGGTTACTTGATAACGGTTAAGGTAATCAACTATGTTGATGCTTTCTCCGTTCTCATCTACCATTTCCCCTTGTACATTTGGTCCACCGTCAAATCCGATTACATCGAAAAATGCATATAGGCGTTTCAGCAATGTACAAGTTTTGATATTCCCGTTAGGTTCTCTATCATAAGACCCTACAATCTTAAATTCCTGAGAATATTTAGAGTCTTTGATACTGAGTTCCATTGATAGATAAACATCAGCCCAATCAAACTGGTCTGCTTTATCTTCAACACTAAGAATACCACATTCTACAAAACCTAGAAAGTTGCTTCCTGTAGAAGCTTCTAGTTCTGCTGGTCGAAAACGAGTTGTACTCATTCTTCCTCCTTGTATTTTAGAATTTCTTCACATATAGTATTATAATCAAACTCGAGTGTCTTTTGAGCAAGTGGTTTTAAACGACTACCTACCACTCTTTCATCATAAGCCTCGAAAGATATATAATACCTACCATCTTCCTTTGACGCTGTCGTATACCCGATTACGTCTGCTTTGGCGGCTAGTGAATATCCTAATCCACGAGGAAGTTCTGGTGCTAACTGTACCTTTCCATCTTGCATAGAAGATGTCTTGGAATGGCTTACTAACACTAGATTTCCACCTTTCTTTTTCATAAGGTCTTGGAAACGCTTGACGATATCCAGATTTTTACGTCTGGCTTTTCCCCAATCTGCTCCCCATTGACCTTCTCCCATAGCAGTGATACCAAGTTCTTGAATAACTGAAAATTCAATCCATTCATTTACTTGTCCTATGGTATCTATAACTATGGTGTCATATGGGAGTTTATCCCACTCTGATGAAATCCAATTAAAAGCCTCTACAAGAGAATATGCAGGCATTGGTTTGCCTTTATCCTCTCCTGAGCGATAATTGAATCCCCTTTCTTCAGGTGGGACAACTTCCATTTTTGGCTGACCATTTTCAACCACCTGTTTTCCTTCATGGACAACAGGTCTAGTTGGTGCATTTAATGCTGTTATAGTAACACTATTTGCACCATTTACGAAGTCTGAGCCAAGGTCTGTATCAAGAATCAATACTCCCTTATTGCCCTTAGGACTCCATTTACTAACCGCTGTAGTTTTCCCTGTCTTGGGTTGACCTAGGATTAGATATGTCAAACCTGCTGGCATCGTTTTCCAGTCTGTTGACACTTTGCGTACTTGTATCAATAGATACCTCCTTCATGTTTGGAGTTATTAATGTACCAAATTCGACCATATTTGGGTTCAGGCTAGACCAAATATAATCATAATACGCAAGACCTGCAACAAGATTATACACTTGTGCTAGTCCTAATGAAACAACATGATTTGTAGCAAATACAGTATGTTTCATAGAACAAGGAGCAGGTTCTACCGCATGAGTGGGTATCCAGTCCTTTAGGTACTCATCATGCCTAGGAGTTACTGTTGATAACTCTATAGATGTTGCACCCATCCTCATGTCAATAAAGAAACGAGCATTAGGTAGTTTTACCCACTTTTCATACACCATTCTTCTAGACTCCATATCGTCTGTACAGACAATCATCATGTTTTCAGGTGTATGATTCATTCCAAAGTTTTCCATTGGAACAAATTTTTGCCAATCTTCAGAATAACTTTTAAATAATTCTTCTGCAGATTCTTTTTTACTCATACCTACATTCTTTACAGGATAGCAAGTTGAGCTAAGATTATGACTTACTACAACATCTGAATCATAACCCATTACCATTCTCCAGCCCATCATGGCTAAACCTTGTACCATAAATGAGCCTATACCGCCTAAACCTACAATTCCTATTGTACTTAGTGATTTAATTGGTATCAAATCCTTATTTCTAAGGAATCGTGTTTCTAACATAGTAACCTCTCTTATTAATTTTGGAAGGTGCAGGGAACCACATTGCTGTGTAGTTGTGGAAAGGTCGTGGTCCCCTGCGTTTGGATAATCGGCTCGCTTACGGAGTTGAATCGTGTACACTTAACTGACCGATTAATATATAAAAATATAGGGCATGGAATAGCGTTTGTACTCACTGTCATACAATCAGGGTATCTTCTATGGGCGAACTGGGAAGATAGATTGTAGAGCAACCATGCCCCTAAACCCAAATTTATATCTTAAAACCTCCAGTTGCAAGTTCTTCCATGAATAAATGTGGGTCTACATTTGGACATTTTTCAGTAGCCAACTGCATAAATGCAGGGTAATCAATGATATCGTCTTCTAGTTCCACAATTAATTCCATCATTGTGTCTATCTCTTTTTCACTTACCTCTGTTTGACGGTCCCAAGAGTATTGGCTCGTTTTTTTTTTATCTTTTTCGTCTTTTTCGTCTTTTTCATTATTTGGATTATTTAAATGATTACTATAATAACCATTATACCCACCATATCCATATCCGTATCCATAATTATTACCATACATATGTATTTGATTTCCATTTGTATAGCCAATCTTGGTTTCTTCTTTCTTTGCTTTTTCTATCTTTCTAGCCTCGGCTGACCATTCCTTAGGAATCTTAATCTTAGGTTGAGATACCTCGACCTCTCCCTCTATTAGATTACTATAGCCAAATCTATCACGATATGTAAAGCAACAATCAAATGGTTCTCCAGATGATGCTACTACAGTTGAAAAGAATATACCATCTCCCGTTGATTGCTCTCTTGCAGTTTCTTTATCTGTACCACTCAAGAAAGCACCCATTGTATGATGAGAATGTATTAACCCAAGATAATGAGAACCTTCTGCCAGTTCAGGCATTTTCTTATATACCTTAGGTAATAATTTACCCACCATATCTCCATCTAATTCAGTTTCTGCAGCACTACCCAAGTGAATAGGTAGGAAGTAAGTTAACTTTACCTCCTTTGGAAACCCATTCTTTCTTGCTTTTACTATTTCATACCATGCAGGTCCAGACCACTCAATAGACTTAAAACGCCTCAACAGATATAGTATCTTCTGATGAATCATTTCTTCTATTGAAATCTTGAACTGCGGTTTCGTATCTTTCTTTGCCATGTTCTAACTCCTTTGTGTATTGTTTCATTTTTGTTAAGTAAAGTCCTAATGCATTATTCAGATAATAATCAACTTGCATACTCATTTCCATAAAAGGCACATCATCTGAATCAGCAACTATTCTCATATGAAGCATTGTTGTGAATACATCATCAAGTAATTCTTCATCAATATCATCAAATTCTATTTTAAAGTCTTCTCTATTGAATAACCTATACTTAGGATAATCTGGAGGACTTACTAGATTAGCATAATGTATTGAAGAGTTTAATGATGTCCAAAATGTATCACGAAAATACCTATCCATAAACCAAGAACGCCATCTATCCTTTAATTGCTCAAGGCTAAGATAAGTCTCTTGGAAGACATGATTACCTCTACGAACTGCTCTTGAAAATTCAAATATATCAGCCCAGTTAACATTGACCTGATTACTTGAAGTATAACTTGAAATAGAGTCAGTAAGTCTCTGTATTTCTCTAAATGGATAATTAGTAGTACCCCTATATCTTTGAGGATGATATATTCGAGGTTCTAATGCAAATCCTGTCTCTAACGCATCTGCTGCAAGAGCCCATGCATAATCATCTCTTATATTATGGTCATTTGCAAGTCTAGCCTGAACATAATCATACAAACTATATCCAGTAGAGCCCCATGCCTTCATTGCTTTTATATGTCCATCTCTAGTATCATTTACTTGCTTTTTAGTAGCAACTAAACCACACCAATTCATATGAAGATTTATAATGCATTGTTCATCATAGTTACTTTCATGTATATATGCAAGTACGCTATGTTCATTTTCTCTTAACCAATCTGTAAAATGATGAGGCGAAAGTTGAATAGCATCACCAGAAAGGTTACTTTTCACCCAAATCCAAAATTCTTGTATAACTACCCAGTCTCTAAAAGGATAGAATTTTGTAATTGTAGATGGTATACGCAACCAAGTTCTTCTATAACCATTAATGTTAAAGAATGCATCATTTGCTGTCCAAGTATTAAGAAAACATTTAGCGACCTGTACCAGACTGATGATATTGCTTTTACTTACACATTCAGCCCAAGCCATTCCCCAGCCACCAAGACATGGTTCTCCAGTATGTGATATATGAGGATGACATGCAAATTTAGTAAATCCATTATGCCACATATCGCTCATTCTTCCCCTGTCAATATCTGATGTTATTAAATTCTGCTTGACACCACCTTCATAACTTGAGGGTTGTAGGTCACCACTTAATACCATCATTACATATCCCGGATTCTCTGACCTAAATCTAAGAGAATGAGAATGTAGTTTATAATTTACGGTTCCTCTAAATCGAGGACATCCAACTCTTAAATGAAATTCGGCTCCACCATTGTAAATCCTTACGCCATGTATCTTGTCTCCAAAATACTCAACATAATATTTAGCCAATGCTGTTCTTTCATCAATATCTAATCCATCACCTTCCGTTTGAATTTCAGAATTGAACTTTAGCCATTTTGATATGGCATGCATTTTCATGCGAATACTACTCATTTTAACTCCTTTTTTTCATCGTAAGCGTGACGGTCCGGCTTTTTACACAAACACCCACACGGGTTTGCTTCACATAGTCGGTTTTATTTTAAGGCTGAGAAATATCAATCAACCCCTATTGGCTTCACGCCACGCTGTACGAATCCCTATTTAGTTATGCTATGAACAACTGCCTGATGTAACTTTATCAGTTACAAAAGCAACGAAATCGTTAGCACGAAGCGAGTGATTAGCGTCTACTTGTTTAGCATTAACATTAATTGTGGTGTTGTTCAAACCCATGCCTAACTGCTCAGCAACATCTGCTGGTGTACTTGCATTTAGAGTCTTAACTTGACCACCGAAGGTTTGAACCAGTACACTAACTTTGTCTACTGCCATATGGTGTGTTCTCCTTAATGTCTGAGGGATTATGGTTGATGTTTAAAGGTTGCTCCCTCTGAGATTCCAGTTCCTTTAGCCTCTCTTGCATATCCTCTAAACACAAAAATATTTCATTTATATTCTGCTCTACTTTAGAAATTGATTTCTTAAATTGAGCGTCCCATAAACTATTTCCTTTTATTAATTTCATGATTTTCCTTATATTCAGGTTCCAGAAGGTGACCAAGTTCATCTGGCTCTGTTTCGTATTCACACTCATCGCATATAATGCCTAATTCAGAATAATCTTGTGCATATGCACTCTTATATTCTAAGAATGTAGTATTTGGTGAATCACATTTAGGGCAAGTGTACGGACTCGAGTCACCTCCTGTAGGAACTGAATTTTTATTGATTAGTTTTAGCATCCTCTTTTGTTTTCCAATTTTGCCACAATGCTTGTTGCCTCCAGTATTCCACCTGTTTATCGAGATGTAATATTGTTTTAGCGTGGTATTGCGATATCATTATGAGAACAAATACACTAATAATCAAAAGTAACACACTTATTACCAAGAATAAATCTAAGTAATCACTTAAAAATAGAAACATATCATTTCCCTTTATTTTGTTGAGAAGTATCTAGACTGTTAAAAAGAGACCTTTCAGCCTCCATTAGTTCAACTAGATTATTTATTTCAGATAATGAGCCTTCTAAATCTGATTCATGTTGGGCGAGGGTATCATTTAATTCCTTTAGACTCATAGATAACACCTCATCCAAAGATAGCCCTAAAGCCTCTTGGGCATATAGGACTATCTTTTTCATTTTACTCATATCAGGTCTTTTATATCGACTACTGCTGATTTAAGATTTACTTTATACTTACGCATTTTGCTTATAGAATCATCAAACTCCATCCATTCAGAACAATCAGTAAATATTTTTGAATTTATAGGTATACTTTCAAACCACGATACAAATTCCTCATGATTTTGGAACATACCTTTACGGATGAACTTTTTTGGTAATGAATCCATATCATCATAATCAGTCATAACATCTAAGAAATCTTGAAACTTTATTCTGTTATATCCTTCTTTATTTGTCATTAATGAACCCCATAAGTTATTCATCACTTTATTCTGCATTTTACCATGATGACTTAAAACTACATTGAGATACCATTCTGGATAAGACGATTCCCATTCTTTTCTATCATCATCACTCATAACAAAATCAACAAAGTTATCATTCTTCATATTATTATGAAGACAACCAGTACACATAGTAACCTCTCTAGTCTTATGATGTTCTTTTTCTTTCATTACCTGTCTTTTTGAAAGCATTTTAACACCAAATAAAGAATATTTTACATACTCTTCTTCTTGAGGAATTGCTTTCATGTAAGATGTAATCATTACACCCTTTACTATACTTACAATACCTGCCATACCTTTCCAGTAATGGCATATTTCACATATTAACCTTTTCATTAGTTTACCCCTTTTATTTAGTTAAATTTTCCCTGTAGATGGTAACACGCAATAGGAGACTGTTTGATAGCGTTGGGTTTACTACAGGAATATTTTCTGAAACCCACCCAGATTTGATGGATTCTACCCTCGGGTATTGCAGTGCCATCATCTGCATAAAAAGCCCATATAAATATCGGCTTTTAAAGGTAGAGTATAATTAGAGATTATCTGTAATGACTAACTAGCTTTTACTTTTAGCAATACGGAATTTCACTACAGGCTTTAACTACACTCTTAAATTTAAAGAGGGGCATTTTGCGTAATTATATCACCTAAAACACCCCTCTTGGTATGCGGACATGCGGAGTCCGTACAATCAACTGT